AGACGGTAATAACATTATCAACGAGAATAGTAACACGATTACTATCGGTGCATCTGGTGACACGACAAATATCGTTGGGACTTTACAGAACAATGGTGCTGCTGTTGGTGGTGTTAACACTCCAGCTTTTCAAGCAACTATGTCAGGTACTCAAAGTATGTCCGATAACACAGAAACTAAAATTCAGTTTGATACTGAAGTTTTTGATACAGCAGGTGCTTATGACCATAGTTCTAATTACAGATTTACACCACAAACTGCTGGAAAATATTATGTTTATTCAAAAGTAAGATTACAATCTGCAACAAGCAGCCAATTAAAATCAGCTTATAATTTTATTTATAAAAATGGAAGTGCTAGCGAACAAACTTACTGGCTTTTTTGGGATAGTTTTATTAGATCAGCATCTCCAACAGCTTCTACAGTTGTGGAAATGAACGGCAGTTCTGATTATTTAGAATGTTATGGATTAGTAGATGTAAATTCCGGATCAGTTACTGGTGCTGTAAGTGGTGTTTTTGGAGCATACAAAATTATAGAATAGGATAAATTATGGCGATAACTAGACTAGGACCAAATCAATCAGTAAATTTAGCAAGCAATGTTACAGGAACATTGCCAACGGCTAATGGTGGTACAGGTGCAACTAGCTTTACAGCTGGTAAGATTTTGCAAATTAAATCTACAGCAAATAGCACATTAGCTCAAGTATCATCAAATTCAACAACTTTTGCTGATGTAAGTGGTCAAGATTTACTTATAACTCCAACATCAGCATCATCTAAATTTAATTTATTTGTAAATTATAATGTAGATACAGGTGGTGATGGTCATGGTTTAAGCTCAGTTTTAACATATAATCATTCTGGAATTTCACAGACATATGTTGATGATTATTATGATAATTATGCTTTTCACATAACAGCAGATAGAGCTAATTCTTGGCAAGCTATGAATTATTATTTAGAACCTAACACTACTAATGAAATAACTTTTAGATTACAAATTGCTTCTTCTACAGGTGGAGAAACTGCTTATTTTAACAGAAGAGCTTACAGATGTATAGCAGTGGAGTACGCATAATGATTATAAAAGCAATACTTAAAATAAATCCTAATGCAAAAGTTTGTGTTAATGGAGAAGATATAAATAATTGTGAAATAGAATGGTTAGAAGGAACAACACCTATTCCTAAAGCTGACATAGAAGCTAAGATGGCAGAGTTACCTACTACTGAAGAGGAGACAGCACAAACAGAAACAGATGCAGCTTCAGGGAAACAGAAACTCAAAGATCTAGGATTAACCGACGCTGAGATAAAAGCACTGACAGGAGCATAATAGATGCTCGGTCATAGTTCGATATCAGCTGTCCCGATAGCCACATCCATATTCGATCCGAATGTAAGTGTAACCGTATCCGGTAATGCCATAGAGATATCTGTTGGACAGGCTGAAGCTTTAGCCGGTTCGGTATTTGAGGTAACGGGTAACGCTCTTAAAATCAATGCAGGAAACGTAACCATCGAGGCAGATGCTAATATCAATCCTGGTGGAATAGCATTTGAGATAGGGGCTGGAACAGTAACTGTACAAGCCTCTGCTGTTGTAAATGTAACCGGAAACGCATTGACGATGGCCACAGGGTCTGTTAGTATAATCGGTGAGGCAAATATAACGCCTGACGCATCGCCTTTAAAAATAAAAGTCAATGATGCTTCGGCAATAACATGGAGTGAAATTGATCCAGGTGCAAGTCAGACTTGGGTCGAGATAGAACCTTACTAATATGGCATCAACTTTTTCTACAAATTCAAAACTAGAACTGATCACCACAGGTGAAAAGTCTGGTCTATGGGGCACGATCACAAACACAAATCTACAGATATTAGAACAGCTATCCACAGGATATCTTAGTACAGCAGCTCTGGCATCTGGTGATCTGGCACTTGCATTGGACCAGGGAGCTACATCTAATGGTAAAAATATATACATAAAATTAACAGGATCTCTGGGTGGTAATAGAAGTATTACAATACCTGATGGGTCAGAGAGAATAATCATATTCGAGGATGCTACCACAAGAGGATCATCCTCACTTAGTACGATAACAGTCAAGACCGTATCTGGAACAGGTGTCGTGTTACCGATAGGGTCGACATCTCTTATATATTCTGATGGTACAAATGTTAGTCTTGGTATGCAGAACAAGGGTTATGTGACCCTGGACTCTGGAACCATCACAGCATATACATCTACAGATGGCGATCAGATATTAGCGAATACAACAACAAACCCTATCACGGTAACCCTACCAGCATCACCGAGTGTTGGCGAGGAGATTGTGATAATAGATGCACGAGGCACTTTTGGATCTAACAAAGTCATAGTTGCTAGAAATGGTTCTAACATAAATTCATCAGCGTCTAATCTGGACCTGACAACTAACGGACAGGCCGTGACTTTGGTATTTATAGATTCAACAAGAGGCTGGTCATTCAAGACAAACACGGCATAAGGAGCACGGACCATGGCCCTTATTGATTTCAAATTCAAACCAGGAATCGACAAACAAAGCACAGAGGCAGGTGCGGAGCAACGTTGGGTCGACTCCGATAATGTTAGATTCAGATATGGTCTACCAGAAAAAGTTGGTGGTTGGTCATCTCTAGTTAATGAATCTATTGTGGGTGTCGCAAGAAAGCTACACTCGTTTGTTGATCTTGAGGGTAATAGGTATGTTGGAATAGGAACAGATAAATTTTTACTAATATATTTTGAGGGTAGATTTTATGATGTTACACCTCTAGCATCCACGATATCAAGCGCAACTTTTACATCGACAGGAAGTGTTACAGTAACCATCACAACATCCGCCGATCATGGATTCGAGATAGGTGATATAGTTTTATTTGACAATGTGACCCTGCCAACAGGCACGGGCAAATCTAATTCTGATTTTGAGGATAAGGTTTTTCAGGTTATTACGGTTCCAACCTCTAAAACATTTACCATAACTTTTACCAGCACAGTTAACTCTGCATCTGGTGGAAGTATTGATCTAAAACCATATGAGAAGGTCGGGCCCTCCGCTCAGTCTTACGGTTATGGATTCGGTATTGGTAATTATGGTGGAACTGTAACTGGTGTTACCACGACAACTTTAAACGGATCGTTGGGCGCAAACACTACAGGAACGGGCGGAGGGTCCACTGTCACGTTAACATCAACAACCGGTTTTCCAACAGGTGGTGGTACGATAGCTGTCGGTAATGAGTTAATCAGTTACACAGGTATCAGTTCAAATGACCTGACGGGTATTACCAGAGGAGCCTTGGGTACAGCAACGTTTGGAACATCAAACGGACAAGCTCATAACAGCGGTGATACAGTATCTAACGCAACAGATTTTACAAGTTTTGGTAATGCGGTCAACGCCGCAACAGTAACACTTGAACCTGGATTATGGTCATTGGATAATTTTGGACAGGTTTTAATTGCAACAATCGCAAACGGTAAGACATTCACATGGGATGCATCGATTACAGCTAAACTTACAACAAGAGCATCGACATCAACATCTGGTTTTGCAACAACAAATAACCCAACAGCATCCAGAGTGACACTAGTCTCACCTACAACAAGACACTTGATTCACCTTGGAACAGAAACAACTATCGGTACGACAACAACCCAGGATGATATGTTTATAAGATTTTCTGATCAAGAGGATATAAATACATACGCACCCTCCGCGATAAACACCGCAGGAACTTTGAGATTGCAGGACGGAACAAAGATCATGGGTGCCATAAAAGCCAAAGAGGTTATCCTGGTATGGACTGATAATGCTCTATATACAATGAAATTTATCGGTGCACCTTTCACATTTGGTCTGGAGCAGGTTGGTACAAACTGTGGATTGATAGGTAAGAATGCTGTCGTTGAAATAGATGGTGCAGCTTTCTGGTTAAGTCCAAAAGGTTTCTTTTTATTTGATGGTACGGTTAAATCTTTACCGTGCACGGTTGAGGATTTTGTCTATGATAATTTTGATACGACAAAAGGACAACAGGTATCCGCAGGATTAAATAATCTATTCACAGAGATCACATGGTCTTATCCAGCAGAGGGCTCTACATTTAATGATAAGTACGTGGTATTTAATTATGCCGAATCAGCAGGTGTGCCTGGTGGTGTGTGGTATACGGGAACAGAGGCAAGAACAAGTTGGATGGATGCAACGATATATAAAAATCCTTTTGCAACAAAATTCAATAGTTCTGCGACAGGTACTTTTCCAGAGATCATAGGTGAATCTGGTTTGGGTCAAAGTATATTATTTGAACATGAGGTGGGAAACGATCAGGTCAATCCCGATGGTACAACAACCACCATTCCATCTTTTATACAATCTTATGACATAGATCTTGAATCAAGAGGCAGAGATGCCAAGGGCAGATCTAGTGGTCCTAAAATAGCGGGTGAGATATTTCTTGCGATGAGAAGATTTATTCCTGATTTTAAAGTATTAGAAGGTAATGCAAAGGTAAGTCTTAATGTCAAAAGATATCCGCAACAATCAGAGACACAGACAGCATTAAGTCCCTTTACAATAAACTCATCAACAGATAAAAAAGATACAAGAGCGCGTGGTAGATTTGTTAGTGTCAAGATAGAAAATGATGCGGTCAATGAATCATGGAGATTTGGAACATTGAGATTAGATCTACAACCGGACGGGAGAAGATAATGCCAAAGATTAATGTGAGAATACCAGAACCAAAAGAAGAATACGATTTCTCAAACCAGAAACAGATAAATAGAACTTTATCTATTGTTGTGGAACAGTTAAACTCCACATATTTAAGTGAAACAAAACAGGAGCAAGAGAGATTCTCTTGGTTTTTAGGTGGCTAATATATATACAAATGCAAAGGTAGATCTAACTACCACGGATAATACGGTGATATACACTACACCAACAAGTTCTAGAGCCATAATCAAAAGTATATTGGTGACAGAGGATGCTGGATCAGGATGTGATATAACTTTTACTATAACCGATGCTGCATCTGCGGTATTTAACCTGTTTAAGGACAAGACAATAGCCTCAAAAACAACAACAGAATTGTTAACTCACCCTTTAATTTTGGAAGAAAATGAGGTATTAAAGGCACAAGCAACAGATGCAAATGAATTACACGTTATCGCATCGATATTGGAGATAAACAGGGATTAATATGTCGTTTATAGAAACAGAAGCAAAAGCAGAATACAAAGAGATTGATGGTAAAAGAACACTGGTGATAACACCAGAGTGTGAGATTACTTTAAAAAATTTAGAAACAGGACAAGAATATAACTCAGATAAAGAAGCTGATGATGATGTAAATAATCCTGATACACCTACGAAAAGAGAACACATCTCTCGTAGTGTAAAATTAACGGTGGAATCAATACCACTTGGTGGAGATTCAAATTTATAATATGGCGATAACTAGAGCACAACAGGCAAAACAGATGTTACAAGACGGAGGTATGTTGGTTAAACCATCTACGGATGGTAAACGACCAGGATACAGAAGTGCTAGAGCACAAGAGGTTCAAGGAAGAACTGGATATTCTTCAACAACAGGAAAACAAGGACCTACTGATAATAGAGTTGATGATAGAAGCAGTGATAGACAAACTGCAGTAACCAAAGCAGCAACAGGTAGATTAGGTAGACAAGACGCTAATCAAATGGATTCAACTATTTTTTATGGACCAAAAGGAGAAACAATAGATATTGGTTATCAAGGTCCTTTAAATAAAAGAGAACAAGAACTTAAAAATTTTTTAGATAGAAGAAATAAAGTTAATTTATTTGGTTTAAGTAAAATTTTTACAGGACCAGCGCAATCATTTTCTAATTTTAGTGCATCAATAAACAGACCTTTTTTTGAAAAAGTTATAAGAGCAGGTAAGATACCCGGATTAAATTTTGATATGACTGAAGAAGAATATGAAGAGGCATATCAAAACTATTTGTCAGAAAGACTTGCAGGTAATATAGATGCATATGGTAATCCACTTAATACAGGAGACGATGGACCAGACCAACCAATAATTCCAATGATAACACCAGGTGATGGTGATGGTGATGATGACGATAGTGAAGATGACGATGATACAAACACAGGAGGTCTTGCTCTTAGATTTAGAAAAGACGGTGGTAGAATCAATGCCATGGACGGTGGTATGATGAGTCCCGTAGGTGGAATCATGGACCTTGAATCAGGTAGACAAATGTATTTCTTAGGTAAGTTGGTCAAGAAAGCAACTAGAACTGTTAAAAAGATTGCTAAATCACCATTAGGTAAAATAGCTTTAGGTGCAGCTGCATTTAAATTTGGTGCACCATTTTTAAAATCACAAGGATTACCAAGTTTTTTTTCTAAAAAAGGTCTTTCTGATTTCTTTTTTGCAGGGAAAGATATGGCTTTTAAAAATTTAACAGGGAAAGGTGCAATGGCTGGTATTGGTGCCTTGTCCGCACTACCTTTTTTATTTAAAGGAG